CAGGGTTTATACATCCTGACGAACGATTCTCGTAAACAAAATTCAGAACCACTCCCGAGAATCTTACGATACTAGAGTGGTAATTTAAAATAAAATATGGGCGACTACAATATGTACAAAAAAGAAGTCTAAAATGCGCCCAAGGTATACTAATAACAAATAAAAACACCTATGCAATATATGCAATTGTAATATGTACAAAATAAAAAACAAGACTTCAAAAATGCCTCACTCTTCCCATTTCAAAGTATACTGATAATAAATGGGTACACCTGTGAAGAAAAACAATGCAAAATCCTCTCCAACAGCGTCATGCTGCTGATAGAGTGTTGAATGAACAATTGTGTTCTCATAGTCCACAGGCTCATAAATGTCAGTAGTCTCCACGTTATGACTATTGACCTCCAATGCTTGCGATTGAACAGTTCTCGCAGCAGAAAAACGAAGAGGCCTATAATAAGGTAACTCAACTTCAATAGTGTTGTTGATACCAATATTGGTGGCAACGGTTCCATTACCTGTGGAAGATCCCCAGTGCGATGTCAAATATTTTTGAATTGGAACACGCCCTGAGGACAATGGTATAGTTCCCGCAGTATTGAGAAACGCACCATTCTTGACCGAATATTGACTGTCACGTATGACCAATGGAGTTCCAAAATTTGGTTTACCATGAACGGGCGGAGTAAAGAAATATTTTTTCCTATACGCTCCTCTCATTCCAGCAAAGGATGGTGTAAACCACGAACTATAGGCTGTAGGGCCATAAGTCGCGTTATCACCATCATCTGTGGTATCAATACCCTGAGGATCATAACCAGTATAATAAGGCATGTTTTTGTTCCTCAACTGATTGACCTTCAACGTGTTTTGTATTGCTGGAGGTGGATACCAAAAACGTGTAAAAGTGTATCGTTTGCACAATTCACGAATGGAACTAGGTGGATCACCATAATACACCAAATATGTGGCATCCTCTGGGTCACTCTTGCTCGCAATCTCCAAGACCTCCCCAGATGCAGTCGGTTTGTCGGACATAGTGAGATCACCAGTCTCGACATTTGGTTTTCCCGACTGTGAAATCAAATGTGATGGCTCATCTTCCAATTCATCAACCATCCGCTCAATATCCGGTGGTGGAAACAAATGGTACCCTTCAAGAGTTTTATTTCTGGGACCCGCGAATTTAAAATCATCGCACGCAGACACAAAAACATTAACTGAAATAGGGGAATTGACGGTCGGTGATACAAGATCATTAATCACGGCTAATTCCAATATACCATTGCCTTGACCATCAAAGGTTGCCAAACGTTGAGAATCAGAAAAATTGGAACCTGTACTATAAGGGTTCCCACATAATTTCCACGGTGCCGCTTGGCCCCATCCAACAACAACTTCAAAATCATCTGTTTCGGCAATGTCTACAACTCGCGAATAGTTTGTGTTGTAATTGACATCAGATGTAAGCGCATTAGGGTCCCAACGAACAAGAATACGACCTTTGTGAAAATCACTCTTAACGATTTGAAATCTAAACTTGAGTGATCCTTGCCATTGTTCAAAGACTGCAGCCATATGGGCTAACGGAGTCATGTGGATCTCACCATTCACGTTATCCAATTGCATTGGCAAAACGCGAGTGTTCCACAACAATTCATCTGGCGAATTTCCTGTCGTCCACGTAAAAGATGTCAAATATGACTCTCTCTTGACATAATCCAGAATTCCCATTTCATCAGTTCCATCCAATCCTACTGTGCGTGAATCAACAGTCAATTCAGCTTTGCTATCCAAAGTCAACTTAATGGCTGCATCAGCCGCATCAGTGTTAGCCAACAATCCAGTGGGAAGAGGTTTGAATTGTTGGATATCAGTCACTACATTTGGTCGACTATAACCAAACAAACTGGCAACTTTGCTCGTAGCATTAGCACCAATCTGTGTGGCAGTCATGTAAGGACCAATTACAGGTACATTGGACAATGCTCCAGCAGCCTTAGCAATTGCGGCTGCTGGCTTGGAAATGATGCCTTGTCCATACTCATCATTAGCTGAAATATCATTTTTCTTATCAGCTGCATTCATCCTACTTCCTCTGCGTCCAGCTTGAGACAAGAGTCTCACATCACCAACGGAAGTAGACGAAAAATCTACTGCTGATGATCTGGTTCGAAATCCTGTTGGAGGATCTGATGATGTTGGCATTGTGAGAACAACATCTTCAGCCCAAATATAAGTCGTGATCGTAACTGGATCATCCTGACCAAAATTGGAATGAAATAAATTGCCAAATGATGAAATTGTGATTTCACCCATGTCGTCCCAATCCGCTTCGGGAATTTCCAAAAAGTTCTTTGGATAGAAAAAAGGTAGGCACAGTTCACCTCCTGTATTCTTAGTCGGATTAAGGAAAAAATGTGGTTTTTGGGACGCTCCTATTAAATCCTGTGGAATGAAATTGCGTTGTACAGTAACTTGATCACCCGCTATGTAAGGATTATAAGAAACCAAAGCTCGTCCATAATGAAACTTTGTTCCTGAAATAACAATCTTCACGTGTAATTTCATCCGCAGAAGTTCAAAATTTTTGATCTTCTCACGTACAAATGGATTTTCGCAAAATTTCTGCCACGGATTAAATTTGTAAAAGAAAGGTTGACCAACCAGCCAAGATTGTGCGGATTCCCTGACAGGTCGCTGAAGAAAATTCCCCAGATCACTATCAGTGTTGGAACCCAAATCCATAGTCGGTTCATACATACCTACTTTTTCTGTCTTCCAACCGGCATCCTGATCGGCAAAGGACGTAATTTGCTCATTTATCATTCCTTTTGTTTCCGATTCAATAGTACCAGGAGCAGGATCAGAATCACTGACTACTCCGGATTGAGACACCAATAGCATACTTTCCAATTGATCAATGCGCCGTCGCAATTGAGAACAATGTCTATATTTTTTCTCCAATTTGTCCTTAAGATCCTTCACACGTTCTTCTAAACGAAATAGATCCGCCGACGCATCGGAGAAATAAGTTTTATGATTTGCAGGAAAACCTGCGGTATAATGGCCCGTTCGAGTGGGACCGTTCTCATCTATAATATAAAGGTTTGTAATGTAAATTTATGAAATATTATGCACGGTACATCAATCGATACATAACAGTGCTATTTTATTGGAGTGGCCAACCTCCGTCGCTAAATAACAACAAACAAAGCCTACATGTGCACCTGTCCACACTCAATAGGTAATTCAGAACCTATAATAAGTGTGCGTTATAATCACACATGCATCCAGATTTAGTTTAGACCGCACGAGGAAGCACGGTGCACCGGTACAAAGCCCCAGTACTGGGCAAAGTGCGACCCTAAAGGTCAAACTTTTCGCGATACCAGGCAAGCCTTTCATCGTAAGACATAATAGGTCCTACAAGGCTATGAACACCCGATTCGCGCGCCACATGCTCAAGCTGAGCAACACGTTCAGTATACACGTCACGTCCAAATTCAAAATACTTGAGCGCCACATTCTGGATCGCTTCAGCACTAGATTGTCCCATAGTTAACACACCTGACCTCAAATGTGTGTGAAGCATCTTGGCTAGTGAAGCTTTCTCAACGGGAGAGCGATATAAATTCAACTCTGAATCCCATACCGCAAAATGTTTTAAAAATGAAGCTTCATTGAGGTGAATGAAAGGTACTGATTCAGCCTCCTTCTCTGCCATAGTGTATTTAATGCCAACCTTAGCGAATTGTGCTGCAATAGCCGTGTGATTATAATCATCATAACCTTCCTTAACGGTCATAATGTTATCATCTCCATATGTCATCAAAGCTACAACTAGAGCAAAGGGTGGTGTACGCCACCATTTCTTTTCCTTAGCAATGGCATAATATGTATAACGCATGTACAATGAATTCACAATACTATTGATAACAACAGTTAAAGGATGTCCCGAAGGATTAGATCCGATGAATTGCAACAATGTTCCAAAATAATCATACGTCGGATAAGAAATTTCTGACGCAATACCCCGCATAATTTTCAAATCATCTTCATCATAGTTGCCTGACGTTTCGGCAACTTTAATAAGTAACTTAAAAGCCATCAACATAAAATGAACACTCATGCGAGCATCAAACTTGGCATAATCTCCTGCGATAGCACGATCCCAACCGAATTTGCCAATATGTTCAAACAATTCCGTCCACTCAGGTGATTGGACAACCGTCCCAACAGCACATTCAGTAACTTGTTTGTTGCGTTGCATCAGGGCAGCGAGAGAAAGAAAATATTTCCTTACTAAAAATACGAAAGGAAAATTTGCTGCGGCAAATACACGCACTTTATCCTTTCCATTTTTCGTCGGTTCATCTTTCAATGATGCTTTAAAAACGGCGTTAATACTCTCGCCGTTCAACAACATTTCCTCATAACGTGCAACTTCTTCTAAAATCGATGGGTCCACATCTCTTGGACACGATATACCTTCGACAAAACGATCCGATTTTTCAACAAATTGGGTCTTGGGTCCCTTATTGGGCCAACCCACAGAAGTTGCGAAATTAATCGCATTGATACCCAAAACTCCATCGAGGCCTGCTAAATTGACATCATCAGATAATTTACCAAGTTTGGCTAATTCCTCCTTCGGCAACTTGTCCAATTGAATTGAATAGTCAATATAAGCCTTAACCATTAAATCAGCATCAAATTTACAGGCTGTATCCACCTTACCAGCAATATCAACCTCCTTGTGGCGGGGGGCATCCATTTCTGGTGGCGGACCATGTTGCTTAGGAATGTCCATGACCTTGGCAACAGCTGCTGAAATTACTGATTCAACAACTGCTGATTTTGGAGATGATCGACTCAAAGTATGCCCTCCATGGATTCTAATTTTCGCATCACTTTCCAAATTATGCGTTGAACACTTGAAATGAGGTCTCTCCAAAGGTCCAAAATTAACTCCCATGCTTTGAGTTTCCATTGGCGTAGCATTAGTAGATAACAACACACCAGGCATCGCTTCTAACTGCTCTAACGTTTCATACAATTGAGCTCTAGTAACAAAACCAGCAGCTCCTTTGTATCCACGTCCGGCTAAATGTGCGCCGGCAATGAAAGGAATGCCCTTCGCATTTCCGATCAATGTAGCCATACACAATCCACCAAATGTTTCCACTGGAAAATGGTAATTGTATCCCGAAAATGTCCCTGCACTAGCGATTACGCGACCGCGAATTGCAGTCATTTCTCCATAAAGAACACTCTTTCCATTGTCATTATAAACGGTTTTGACAGAAACTTTCTTATCAATGTCTATGTCCTTAGGAAAATACTCAATCAAATCACGGTGTTCTCCTGCTCCTGGTGCATACCAGAATGCAAAATCAGTGCCAGCAACACGCTTGCACACACTACTCGCTAAAGGAATATTCCTAAAAGTATGTCCTCCAACTTTAATTAATGTGACAAAAGTAGTTTCTCGTGTTACAAAATGATTTGGAATAAGCAAAACATTACTACGCAGCGGTATGGCGTTGCAAGCTTGACCATCCTCTCTTTGGATATACAATAGGCGATTTCCTACCATCTCACACAACTGCTCATACGAAGTTGTCTTAGATTTGTTAGAAGCGCCTGCATTACCAAATCGATAAGCCCTTTCACGAGAATGTACATCCCAAAATTCTGTTGTCCTTTGGTAAGGTTTCATATCAGGTTTGAGTGTTATACATACTGCTGCTTGCTTACTTTTCAAAGTATTATAATTGCGAACTAATTCCACAATAATTTTCCAAATTCCTGCAGCGCAAATAAATGCTAAGAATCGTTGCTTTGTCTTCCAAGACATACTGCGGAAATAAGTTGAGGGCCGCGTTATGGTTGTCCATCTCTTAACAGTCTGTTTGTAAACAAACCAGAAACGTCCCAAAACATAGATCAAATACAATGATATAATTACAACGATCTTCGTGAATCCATACTTCTCTCCCAAAATGTCAGAAAGAAAAGTCATTGCAATTGCGATAAAAACATAAGGCAAACTATTTACAACGATAGATTTTAATAGACCACGATTCAAAAAAGCAATGATGTAACAACCATACTTTGAATTAAATAATGATACTAGCAAAGCGGATAACCACTCACAAAAATCTCCTTCCATAGTATAAAAATAGTCTACAACTTCATTATAATACGGAATCCGGGGTTGCCAACCTGCTTGATTTTCAAGCGGACAACAAGTGCAGTATTGAACTGGCATATCACATGCACACAAAGGCATCTCTTCCAGAGTCCTCTGACCAGCAACAAAAGCTTCTTGGCGCTTAAAATGCGCGCGTGAATCATCTTTCAAAAAGGCAAGCAATTCTCCAATTTGAATATCAATCAATTGTTTACCTTTATAAATTATAGGATCATATACAACTGATTGTGTTCGTCCGGGCTTAAACTTGTCTCCTGTCTTATTTACCATATATCTGGGAGATTCAACAGTAAACGTAGCATAATCCGGAAATTGATGATTTGCCATGTGCGCAATTTTGCTATTATCTAGCATTTTTGTTCCTCGCTTACAATACTTGCGTTTCACCCTCTGCGTAATGGTCACTTCAAAACGACGATTAATTGATAATGGTTCATTCGAAAGTGTATTTGATAAAAGGTCCTTGACATTAGTAGTTCCAATTACTACGTCAGGCTCGATCATAATCTTGCCTTTCATCTCCGCATTCGGGTTAAGGGCCGCCATCGGAATGTTATTTAAAAACATAATAATTGACGTGGTAGGTGACCCATCGGTATATTCCAAAGTAGTATTACAAATATCGTCCAAAATAACACCACTATGGTGTGTTTGGAACTCAGATTGAAATTTGTCGTCCTGATTCAAAGTGATAATAGCGCGAGGACTACTATCTTTATCATTGACTTTCAAAACATAGCGTATTAATGCATTTGAAATCGCTGACTTACCTACACCAGAACCACCAAACAACAATATACCATACGGTTTCTTGCGAATGCCATCCTTCTTTGTCAAAGCTCGGGCAGCAACTACTTGTTTCAAATTGTTTAAACGCGTAGAATAATAACTGCGCTCCGATGACTTGCAATTGTCTAATAAAATAGTGGTTTTGGTGATTAATTCTGATACACGTCGATCAAAAGTTTCACCAGAAATATCAGCACCACGTCCTATTTCCAAATGCAATTTCTGTTGCATCAAAGTAGTATATTCGTCATCATACGCACTGTCTCTCTCACTTTGGAAAAAAGATAAAATGTCTCCTGTCCGAAAAGATAAAATGCATAATCCAACAAATGTCTTACTAAATGCAGCGACTTTTTCCAATAATTCAAAAAAACTAACTTTGCGGCGTAAAGGTTCCGTTGCAAAAACAGGAACACCTCGTATAGCCAAATCAATCTTTTTGATCCATCCTAACGTAATCAATAACGTCAAAATTTCATAAAAATTATTCCAAATATCGCTTTCCTTAATAATAGGATAATACTTCTCCACTAAATCTGGAAAAGTTTCCTTACTAGGAAAAGACGGTAATGAAAACAAATTAAAATTGTAATTTGCTGCCA